CTCCTACACCTTGACCTATGCCACTTGTAATGTTGTCTACTTGTTGTTGAGTATAAACAGTTGGAGACACTGTTTTGCTTTCATATCCACCAACAACACCAGCAGTAGGATCAATCTTTCCTAAAGTATTAATGTTAACTGTTCCTGGTGTATAACCTTGCATTGGGTTTAGTCCAACATTGTAAGCAGTCAAACCTTTATTCATGCCAAAATTTTGAGCTTCTTTTGTAGAAACTTTTCCATCTTTGTTAGTATCAGCTATATCTCTAGCTGTACCAAGTGATGGATTAGTAATCATTCCTGTAACTGTATCAAACATTCCTTTGTTCTGACCAAGTGATTGTTGTGCTGCTTTTTCTGCATTATAAGACATAATTGCATTCGATAATTGACTAGCAGCACCAAAAGGTGTAAATCCTAATGCTGTGTTAATTGCCTGACCTTTAGTTACATCGATACCACCTAGTGAAAAAGCTGGATTAGTTCTATCAAAACCAGATTTAAGAGAACCATATGCTTCTTTACTTAAACTGCCAAGAGCTCCTATATTTGCATTTGTCGCCATAAATACCTCTTATGTTGATGGAGCATTCGTTGGTGTTATTCTATCCATTGGATTGAATGTTCTGTCTTGCCCCATAGATTGTGGCATCGTTGGTCTTGGCATTGGCATCTGCATTGGCATCTGATTACCTGCAGGAACTCCTGATAATGCTCCCATGCCTCTATCTTCTCTGGATTTTGCAACTTGAGCTTGTAAAAATGCAGCCATATCTTTATCTGACATTGCACCTAATGCTCCCATGCCTCCAAAACTTGCAGTTGCAGCACCTTCTACTGCTCCACTAAAAGCACTTGGATTAACAGGACTAGTTTTCATTCTTGATATTTCATCCATTGCTTGTTCAGGTGTCATTCCCATAGAAACTAAATCCTTCATAGTTTCAAGATCAGCTATTGATTCTTTGATTGCAGCAATCTCTAATTCAGAAGTTGCTCCTCCTCCTGATGCCATTTTTAAATTTTCATTCATCATTGACATCTCTTTATCAGAAGTTGCTCCTGATCCTAAAAGACCTTGCATCTGTTGCATTATTTCTTCTTTACTAGCCATTTTTAATTATCTCCTGTTGCATTTTAATTTGATTTTTTTCTCGCTCTAGTTGTAGTTCTAATTCAAGTTTTTTAACTTTCGCTTCAAGGTCTGCTGCAAGTTTTGCTTGTTCAATTTGCAGATCTTGCTTAGCTTCTGCTTCGTTGATTGCAAGTTTTTGTTGAGCTTTGGCTTGATCTGCTTGAATCTGTGCTTGTGTCCTTGCTTGAAGTGCTTGGGCTTCAAGTGCTGCGAGTTGTTGTGCATATTGTAATGGATTCTGTTGTTGTTGCTGCTGTGCTAATGCAGCCAATGGTTTAATTGCAGCCATCTGAGGAGATTGTGCTACAACCTCTGCTGCTCTCTGACTTATTTGCATGTCGAGTTCTGGACTTATATTCTCAAACTTAAATTTAGGATCAAGCAGATTTGGCAATGGTGCTAATGAAACTCCTATACTTGCCTGCATTCTCTGGCGATATAATAATGCTATATGCTCAGCAACNTGTGCAATTAATATTGGTTGCATAGCTTTTGCNCCAGGATTCCCTGCAAGCGATGGGTCTGAAAGAAACTGTAAATGAACTGCGATATGAGATTCATGATCCTGCTCAGGNAAAGCTCTTATTGGTTTACCATACATCGTGCTAAGGTTTTCATCTATTGGATCGAGTCTTGCTGCTTCTTCTGGAGCTTTTAATATCTCATCAACATTATTTATTCTTATAGCTTCATACATTCTTTTGTATGCTTCATATTGATCATGTAGCTGAGGTGCTGCTTGGCTCATCTGTAATATTGCCTGAGCTTGTGCGATTCTTTGTGCAGTGCTAAATATGTTCGGATCACTAACAGGAATAATGTCTATACGATCATCAAAGTCTGAAGCATATATTATTCCTGTGGCACCAGCCATAGAAAAATTACCAGACTCAGGTAAGTAAATTGCATTTAATTTTGACAATAATTTAAACTCTTGACCTTGTGAATAATGCAATCTTTTGTGTATAGCTGAAAATGATTTACTGCCTTGTTCAATTAAAGCAACAGTTGAACCGACAGGTGCATTTGGATTTGCATCTCCGACATTTAGATCTGCAGTGCTTGCGAATCTACGACCAGCATCAGCTATCGCATTCATTAAGTTAAACAATGTACCACTTGGCTCTTTAAATGGTAAAGGCATTATTGCTTTATTTACATCGTCAACTGTGGCATCAAGATCAGCAAACTCTCCAGGATTGATTTGCATATCGCCACCTGTCACTCTACCTTTTAATTTAAATCCACCTTGCATATTTGCAAATGCAGCGGAATCTAACAATGCTCTAAGAGATCCAGTTGCAGCTTTACCTAGTCCACCAATCATATGGAAAAGTCCAAAACCATAAAAGCCAGTTCCAGGAAGAAACTTATAACTTACAAACCAATCTCTTCTTTTTTGTTGCTCGTCTTCTTGCATCCAGTTTCTGCGGATACTTACAATCTTTTCGGAATCATAGTCTATTGTAACAACATAAGGCAAAGCAACTGCATTCTCATCATCGTCATCTATGTTATCTATTCCTTCAAACGAATCATAAACATGCATCTCTAATAAAGTCATAACCTCATCAGAAGAGTCGCCATAAGGATCAACACCTTCAATCTCACTGCCTATATCTCCAGATGGATCAATATCATCTGATGAATATTTACTTGGTAGATACCAACCTGCTTTTACATATTTGTTAAAATCATTTCTTGGTATTCTGATCAGATGTGTATATCTTGATGATGTATATAAATCTTTGCTCTCTGGTGATACAATAAAGTCTTCTGCTTTTACAAACTGCGAACACTGTCTGTCTAAGTTTGCATCCCACCATACCTTTTTAAAAGTATGCCCAACCAAAGGCAACTGAAATAACATTTGATCCAGATCAGGGAAATACTCAGGCATCTCTTGAGTGATCTGATAATTCATATAGTCTTTGACTCTTCTGGCTTGCTCTTCTAGTTCTTCATTTGGCTCGCCAACAATAACTGTTTTAACTGGACCACCTGATGGATATAATTCTGCTATTGCTCTTGCATTAAATTGAGTTGCTGCTTCAGCAATCATAGGATGAACAACTGTGCTCAGACCTCTTGTTGCTCTTTGATTCTCTTCCTCTTGCTGACCACCTTCAGGATCTAATGTTTCAAGACCTTGTTTATATCTATGTTCCCATTCAGATCTTGCTTCTTTATCAGACTCATAACTACTGATCAGAGAGCTTGACTTTGAATTCAGTTCGTTCTCGCTAACTGACTCTGCTAGGTTTTCATCAAAAGCAGTTTTATCTTCTTCTACAATATCAAGACTAGGATCACCAATAAGAACTTCATCGTCATTTATCTTCTCTATTTGGAAGTCGTCAGCAGGCATACTTTCTGCGAATGGAATAACTGTTGGGGATTTAGCCATAGAATGTCATCCTTTTTTGAGGTTGCTCATTATCTTCATCATAATCAGTTGAATGTGTTATAAACCAACCTTTTCTTAATCTTAACCATGCTTGTGTACATGTGTCAACTATATCATCATTGTCGCCTGCAGGAAATGCTGCACATATATCTATTAAATTTTTAGCCCATTTTTTGTCAGAAGGAAAGTAAATTCTTCCATCTTCTAATAATGCACTGCTCGCGTGAGCTCTTGCTTCCTTGTCTCTATCAGGATTATAAGCCAAAACTGGTACACCTGCCATGCGCAAATCTTGTAGCAAACTTTGACCAGAAGCTTTCTTTTCTATCAGAACTGCATCTGGTTGCCAATCATCATAAGACTCCTGAGCAAGTTTTCTTAATTGAGGATATGTAACTCTATCATACCACATCTCAATAACAATAGCATTTACCTGACCATCTTCTCTAAACACTCCCCATGTTGTTCTAGCAGAATAAGAACTTTTTTCTTTTGTAGAAAATGCAGTATCGTAACTTTGTATTACATATTCAATATGTGGCAGTTCTTCTTTCTCCCATGGCACCCACCATTTGGATTTTAATATCCCACCACCTTTGGGCATTGGTCTCTGCTGCAATTGACCTGCACTTGCGTATGTCCCAAGACTCGTTTCAAGAGTCTCAAGAGTTTTCTCGTCCACTCTCTCTGGCCACAACAACTCACCTTCTTTCGTTCGAGGATCCCCAAATCCGAGAGTAGATCTTGTTGGTGTTGGATGTCCGACTTCATATCTTGCAGGTAAACATAGATGATCCCAAGCATTGTATTCATTCCCTAATATGTGGCCAGTGAGATCGTTCTCATGAACTCTCTGCATTATAATAATAAAGGCACCAGTCTTTGGATCATTCAATCTAGTCTGCATCGCTTGATCCCACCAGTCAAGAACACCTTGTCTAACTGTGGAAGATTCTGCTTCTCTTACATTATGAGGATCATCAATAACTATTATATCACCACCTTCACCAGTCAATGCTCCATCTACAGATGTTGCGATTCTCTGACCAGTTTTATCATTCTCGAATCTTTGCTTTTGATTCTGATCAGATGTAAGATTATACATATCTCCAAAATAAGTTTTGTACCATTGACTGTCAATCAGTCTTCTGCACTTTACTGAATCCCTAATAGAAAGTGAACCAGCATAACTCGCAAACAAAAATCTTTTTTCTGGCTGAATGGTCCAAGTCCATGCAGGTAATGCAACAGCAACACTAATTGATTTCATATGCCTAGGAGGAATATTTATTATCAATCTTTTTATCTTGCCTTCAACAACAGCTTGAAGATGTTCACTGACAGCATCTATATGCCAGTTGTCATAGAAGTCTCGTCCTGGCTCAATCGCTTGCCATGAATTTCGAGTAAACTCCTTCAGCGATCTCTTCATCTTCTCTGCTCTCACTTGCGTCAATGACAGAGTGTTCAAGAACTCGCTCAATGGTGGTGAGGTCATTATCACTTATCCTAGTTATATCTATTATCTTTTTTTCTTCAACTTGTGCTTTGATCTCTACTGCTTTTAAATCAGGAACACATTTACCAAGTAAAGTTTTTGCAGCCATAACTCTTAATTCAGGATCTGCAGAAATCTTACCAACAGTTGACAGCTCACCACCATCATCTGAATAAACAGGGAAGATTTCTTTGCCTTGCATAACTTGCGCAAGGAACCCAACAGGATCTGCTTGTCCCATTATCCAGTTAATAGTTGTATGGTGATTCCATTTATATGGTCTTTCTCTTGCTGGTTTCTGATACTTCATTGGCTCAACTGATTTAAATTTGCCATTAAATTTCTCAGGTTGTATTGGTGGTCCATCTTTAACAGGTCTCTGCACCTGCACTTTCTTATTCTTTGTAGCCATGTTTTATTCCTTTAAACCTTATTTCCAGTGGTAAACTGATAAACTAACTGTCACAATTATTACTCTTTTTTAGAAAAAAGAAAAGCCAGAATTTATCTGGCTGATCTCAATAGGGGAGGAAACAATAGAAAGATATCCTTTTCTGATCAGAAAAGATAGTTTTAATTATCGTAATGTTGCATAAATTTTAATTTAGCAGAAACAACATGAACAATCCTCAACATATTTTTAACAGAAGATAATTTTTCTTCGGACTTCTCTTCTGCTAATTGATCCCTTAATCTGATCAACTCTTTGTTAAGACCCTCCACTTCGTCTTTAATTTCTTTTATCAAAACCATTTGTGCAGTCCTCCGAATCATATAATTGTAATAGCTTTCTTGTATCATCTACTAACCATATAAAAAAGGGGAGCAATGCTCCCCAGTTATTAGAAATTATAATCATGAAATTTTAAAGGTTGTTCTCTTAAATAATGCCTGCCCATAATTGATTTATAAGAGCCATCTTTTTGTAATCTTGCTCTGACTGAATTATTTGAACTATTGGAATTGTAATTATATTCTTGCTTATCTTGGTCTACACAGTGAGCAGAAAAACCTCCAGGAATAAATTCTTTTGGCTTTACAGTCTGAACTGTATCCATCTGCCTGACTTCAATAGTCTTTGGAGAAATAACTCTTACAATCTCGCAAGGTTGAATATCAGTATACATATGATTGTTACAATATTTATAGTCAACATCTGTCACATCTGAATAAACAATCACCTCACATCCTCTATCAATAAGATATTTAAAACAAGGTAAAGTTTCGAAATCAAAATTAGTTCTGAACTCTTCAGCTTCATCATATGAATAGAAGCTCATAGCCATTGATTTAGAGGGATTGAAGTTATAACGTGTGCCATTATTAACTAGAAAATTATCAACAGCATAATTTGAAACTTCATTTGTTTCTGTATTCTTAATCTCAATAGTAACAGTAATAAAATATTTTTTAAGCATTTGTTTTTTCCTTTCTCAATGTCTTAATTATTTTTAATGCCTTAGTTAAATTAACATTTGTTTCTTTGCTATACTCTTCAGAATCGTTGAAAACAATTTCTGCATAATCATCTAGAAGATTATGAATTAATTTAAGTTCATCGCTTTTCATTTTTATTCCTTTCTCAATTTATAAAGATATCTTATCTTTTTTTTACAGAGAAGTAAACAATATTCGCAAAAAAGATATTCAATGAAAACAACAACTTAGAAAAATAGTTACCAGAGTCTGGGATACGTTTCCTTTAATCCATTAGGTAGGAAACGCAGACTAACATCATGTTATAATTAAATAAAATCACTGACGAAACCAACGTTCCCACAATTCTCTAAATTTCAAACAATAAATTTTTTTCTTTAATTTTCTTTCTATATAAGATATAAGGTTAATAATATTTATTCAGAAAGGAAATGCAATGACAACAAGCAAACATAATTATGTTGAAAGACAAAAGAACAGAGATCTGATTCAGATAAGTAATCCTCAATTAATTTGTGATATTAAAACAATACAAAAAGTTATATATGATAAAACAGGATTTGATGTAAGTCTTCAAAATGTTGTAAGCCATTTAGTAAAAAAATATATGGAGGAAAAATAAATGAAGATGCACAGATTAGAAAATTATGATGTTGATGGTTCACTGCGTGATTCTTGTGAGAGTACAAACATAAGAAATCTTATAAGCATTAGAGA